TGATGGCTGCATATCTCCGTTAAGACCATAGTTGACCCTAGCGATAGGCTGTCCGTTTGTGTCCGTCAGTGCCTGAATGTCGCAGAATGTTGCATAGTTCATGAACATCTTAACGCCTGCTCTGTAGCCTGACGGAATTTTCTTCTTCATATCCCACAGGGTCTTGTATGTAATGCCGTTTGCCAGTGCAACGTCCACGTTCTGACCGCTGACAACAGTTTCCTTTGTGATACCCTTTGGCTTGCCTGAGCCGTCGCCCTTGATGATTGCTGTTTCGATAGCGGCGATCATTGCGTCGGCTACCTGATTAGCAAATACTGTCTCAAAGAAGTCGAGTGATACCACAGAAACTTCAAGCGACATGGAGATAGCACATCTCAGCTTGTAATAGCTGAAAGTGATTGAGCCTGTAGTCTTCTTCTGTGTGTCAGAGCTTGCGCCCTCAGCGACCCATGTTGCAACTGGCTTGGCGCTTGAAGTAGGGATTGTCACGCCACCCTTGATATTTGTCTTTGTAACAAGGGCATAGATCTGGCCGTGTTCCTCCAACTTTTCAACGATTCGTTGCATAGTTGTGGACGGAATAACAGCCGCAACGTCAGTGGTCTTTGTGCTCTGTGCCTCGTTCGCAAACTTTGCAGGAATTGGTGTGCCCTCGAGAACATTGTGCATAAACGCAGTTCTGTATTCGATGCTGTCATAGATGTTTGATGTGTGTGTGATCGCATTCTCGTTCATCTTGTTTTCATTCCTTTCAATGATATTTTTCATAGTATCTGACGCATGGTCTTTTGTCATAGCGTTCAGATTTGCCTGTGTCTTTGCCGCTTTTTCAGCGTCATTCATCAGCTTTTCAGCTTCCTCGAAATTGCCCTCGTCAATGAGAGCCTGAGCCTTGTCAAGCATTTCCTGTCTTGTCATTTTTATAACCCTCCTTTAGTTTGTCAAGCCTTGCCTGCGCCGTTATCTTTTTGTCAGCACGCTCAGCTTTCATCTTTTCGATTACGTTCTGTGGTATGATATCGCAGTAGGCCGCCACAAGCTGTGACTTGGCGTTCTTGTTTCCTGCGATTTCGTCTATCAATCCCAGTCCGACCGCTTCATCAGCCGTCAACCATGTTTCCTTGTCCATGATTTCTAACGCCTTTTCTTTTGCCATGCCCGATTTTGTTATGTAGGCATTTGCAATGGTTTCATTGGCTTTTTGCAGGATTTCTGACATTTTGTCCATGTCATGGTAATCACCTCTTGTCGCTGATGATACGTTGTGCACCATAATTTGTGCCGTCGGTGATATATCTGACTTGCCTGCACACGCTATCACGCTTGCCGCACTTGCCGCAAGACCGACAACGTGTATTTTGACGTCGCCTGAATATTCACGGATTGCCGAATAGATTTCGGACGCTGCAAAAATATCACCACCGCCAGAATTGATGTAAACTTCCAACGGCTCGCCTTTTTCAGCCGCAGCAGTTATATCTTTTAAGACCCTCGCAGGAGAAATGGCGTCAATGTCGAAAAGGTCATAGATCCACTGGTCATCATTCGGAATGATAGTACCTTTGACGTTAATTTTCATCATTTTCACCTCCCTCACCGCTGTCTATCTTTGCCGTGTCTAGTCTGACATAGTACTGATCGCCCGAAGGAATGTCAGCCAGATTGAACACGCTTCGGATTTCGTTTGCGTTCATAATGCCTCTGTCGAAAAACTGCACCAGATTCAGCTTGGTTGACATTGACGCAGTACTCAGATTGAACGCTTCAAAAACTATCTTATTGCCATACCCTCTTTCGATACGGCTGAATAGTTTTCGTGTGAATTCGCCAGCCAGTTCCATTACCACTGGTTCTATCTCCGATTCGTAGTAGGCGTTGTATTGGTTTTCGGTGTAGTTCGACTGCACGATATTTGCGTTTGTGTTAAACAGCGAATAAATTCTCTGTGTGGTTTTTTCCATGACCGATGAATTCGGTACATAGTCTTTTGCGTCAACTTGCTTTGCGTCTGCTTTGCTGTCGACCGCCGCAACACCTGTGCCGTTCTGAACGCTCATGAACTGCTCGCTGAACTCCTGCGCTTGCTTTTTCAAATCTTCAGGGCGCAGGGAACTGGTGAACTTCAACAGCCAGCGGATAATTGACGAATTCTTGATAGCCTTGACAATACCCTGATCTGTAGTTGTCACGATTTCCATTAACGGCGTCAGCGTTTCACTCAGCCGTTCTCCGAAGATATCGTCTTTGTAAAAATCGCTACGCAAATGAATGATATCTGCATACGGAAACGTATATCTTTGACCATTGAAAAACGTGAATTTTAAATACAAATCGTTGCCGATATATACGCACTCTGCGCTGTCTGCAGGGATAGGATATAGTTCAGTAGGATAGCCGTTGCCGTCGCGGATAATCAAAATAAACGCGTTATTGTTCAAACACAACTGCGTTGCGATTTTTTCTAATAGTTTCTGCATTGTCATGAACTCGTTTGGCTCTTCTAGCAGCATTCGCATATATGGTTCAGGGTTTATCTCGATACTGCCGTCACCATTTCGACTATATGATTTTCTGATATGCTTTGCGGTCAGTTTTCCGATAGCCTTGACCTTCGGGCGAATGCAGGCACGCACCAAATCCGACCGATAAACGTTGCCGTCCCAGCTATAGTAGCCGTTGCCGATTTCCGTCATCATCTTATATCGGGTCACTACCTGTGACCTGTTTTTAAAACGATTTATCAGACCCATTTTTTCACCCCTTTCATATCAAACTCTCAAATTCTTCCTGCCGATTATAATAGACCACATATGCGTCTAGTAGTGCCGCAAGTCCGTCTATTCTTTGCGTTCGGTCAGATTTCTTACACGGCTGAATGTTGCCGTTGACGTCCGTCTTTACAGCCGTATTTAGGAAACACCATTTGTCAATTGGATTGTTGTCGTAAACGATGTTGTGTCGCTGAAACTCAGCTTTCAAATTCTTCATCGGGTCAGACAGCGTTATAACGCCCTGGCGCACAGGTACTAAAACGCCCTTGCCGAACTCCTCTTCAAACGCCTTTATCAGCTCGTCCGAAACGTGCCAAGGGTCATAGCCGATAGCCAACGGATAAATATCTTCCTTATCTCTCAGTTCCAAAAACCAGTCTAGGATAACACGCTTGTTGACCTTGTTTCCCTCGCACGTCCTCAGCAGGCCTTGTGATTTCCACAATTCATACGGCACACTATCTCGTCCACGTCTGTCACCCTTTTCAGCGTCAGCGTCAAGGACGGCTTGCGGTATCCAGTACATAGATTTTACATACAACCTATCATCGTCAGGCTTTTTGCAGATAGCCTTTGCGGCATTAAGGTCTATATAATCAGCAGCGTCAAAACCACCGATGAAATATCTGAACGGATAATCCACGACAGTTTCTTCATTGTTCAGCTCGTCCCATCTCAGCCAGCCGCTTTCGGTATTCTGCGGTAGGTTGAAATCCTTGACCATAACTGTTGCCTTAAAGCTAGGATCGTCTTTGGCTTTCTGCACCATTTGGCGCAGATAGTCTGTTGATTTTATCGTGCCCAGTCCAGGGTTTGCTTTTAACCAGCATTCTTCCTTGTCCCATTCGTCAGGACTATCCAACTCATAGATAAACGGCAGAAACCTGTTATTGTTTTCCGTCAGCCGTCCATATAGCAGATTATTTGCATATTCGTATTGGGCGTCAAAGATACCGCCACGAACGAAGCCGTTTGTAGTAATGCAAAATAAAATGGGCTGCTGTCTAGCGCCCATTGCTTGCTT